ATTGAACGTGCGAGCGCCCTGCTTCAGCACCTCGGCAAACAGCGGAGCCGTGTAAGGCGCAGACGGAACGATGCTTGCCGCAGCCGACATCAGGCCCACAATCGCGCTGGTAAACTCGGTAAACGCCATCTTGGCCGCGTTCTCATCCGGCTGAACCGTCGAATCGGTCTCAACGTCGATGCGGAACGAACGCAGCGCATCATCGCGGAGAAGGGCTTGCACCTCTTCCCATGTCGGCTGGGCCATCAGTTCCAGCATAGCAGGGTCAGGAGCCAAGCCGGGCGGGATAGGCATTTTAGATTGTTGCGCTTGCTGGATCAGCGGCATGATTTGCTCAATCTGCTGCTTTTCAGCCGCAGTCAGGAGCTTGACGTTTGTCATAGCCTTCAGCGTGTCGATGCTGAAATGCTCTGCGATAATCTCGGCCTTGAGCCGGATAGCGTCACGGCAGAACCGTTGCAGGTCGCGTTGACGGTCACGGACACGCAGCGAACCCCACTGGCCCTTCATCCGTTGAGCCGTTGCCGTCTCGTTAGGATTGCTCTCGCCCCGGATGATGTCCGACAGGCCGGTGATCTGGTAGATGTCGTTCAGGACTTGCGAGCGGGCCTCATAGCAGCCCTTTAGCACCTGAATGACCATATCGACCGGCACCCACTCGATCAGGCCGCGAACGCCGCCTTTCTCTTTCCACAGGTCAAACGTGTCGATTGGGATTAGCTTGTTCTCGTTCCCCGGCGCGAACACAAGCTGAAGCTCTCGGTTGGCTTCACCGGCATACACACCCACCATCCGCAGCGCATCTTGCAGCTTGCCAATGCGGGCCGTCAATTCGTCCAGTTCCTCGGCTTGGTCCTGATACTGGACGTAATCGGCAACCGGGATCGTGCTGTCATTCGCCGTCGTGGCATTAAGCGGAGGCGGGCAGGGGAAGAAGTTCGTAAGCCCCAGCGGGTCTTCACGCTTGTCCAGCACACCGCCCGTGTAGCCCTTGCAGACCCAATAGGCCATCTTGGTGGGCTTGTCCCAAATCTCATAGACCTCGCCCGTTTGGCTGGACTGCTTTTGAGCATCCGAGGCCGTATCCGTGCCGGTTGAGGTCGTCGTGATCGGGACGTTCTTGGCCATGTCTTTGCCAAAACGTTCCGTCAGTTCTGCCCTTGTCATATAGACGCGCCGGGCAACCCAACGAACCTCAGCCCACTCACGCGCAGGGTTAGTCAGCCAGTCTTTCCATGAAACGTGGTCGCACTGAACTTCCTCGTAAACCACTTCCTCAGTGGCTTCCGGCGTCTCGACCTCGCCAACCTCGGTGTCGTCATCGTCCTGAACGCCTTCGCCCAGTTCGTAATCCTGCTCTGCGTTGACCTCGCGCATATGCGGGATGTATCGCACCCACACTTGGCCTCGACCTGGCAACAGATAGTCCAGAACGCACAACTTTACGCGCCCGTCGAAATCATACTGGTCTAGGCTAAAGCCAAGCGCCCGCTCCAGAACTTCAGAGGCCACTTTGCCAACCGGGTCTTCATCACGATAGCGCCGGTCAACCATCGGCACCGGCTGCTTGGCATAAATAGCAGGCTGAAGGGTCGAGACGTTAGACCACAGGATAGCAAAGCGCCGACGCTCATAGCCTACGGACGGACGGCCACCACCCCTTGCTCGGTTCTCATTCTTGAACCGCCTGACGATGATGTCGCCAGCCTTCCACCACGGCTGTAACTCGCGCTCAGACAGATTGATTTCCTCAATCCATTTGGTAACAAGGTCAATGCCGTCTTGATTTTCAGGTTCGTCGGGAAGCATAGCCCCTCGCAAGCGTTCAGGGGAACATATCGTGCGCGGGTCCGCTTGTCGATAGAACGATCATGCGCGTTCGTAACCCGTGTGCACCGGCTGGTTAGCTAACAGGTCATCCCACGTCATATCGCGAATGCCCTTGATTGGCGCATCAGCTGCCTTGGCTTCCGGCTTAATCTCACGATAGGCCATTGCAAGGTATCGGAACGCATCGGCAGCATGGCTGGTCCAATCGTGCTTAGGCCCATCACGGAACACGCGGGCCTTGTCGTCATAGTCCGCACGATACTGGCGTAAGCACTCCAGCCCGTCCTTGCACTTGTCACGGTCAAACCAGATGCGCGGGAACAGAACGCGACCGGCGTTAATACCGTCTAGCACCTTGTGGTTGGGGACCAGCTTCGGCTTGAGCTTGAGCGTCAGCATCGTCTCAATCCTGGTGCGGCCCGTGCCTAGTTCCCTGACCCTCGCGTCATGCGGCACCCAATCGGCCTCATACTTGTAAGGCTTGGCTTGCAACACCTTGGCGTAATGCTCGATGCTCTCCCCGCTGGCTTCATAGAAGTCGATGACCCTGATTTCCGACCCGTGGGCCTGCCAGAACCAGATGGCCGTGCTGTCGCCTATGCCCAAATCCCACGTCGTGTATACCGGCAGCGCAGGGTCATATGGCACGTCTGTGATCCGTCCAGCCCGCTCGCTCTCGGCCATGTCCTTACCGTAGTAAGCACCGATGATTGCCGCCTCAAACGAGCATTCAAACTCTTGTTCATACTGCTCTGGCGTCATTTCCTTTGCAGCAGCGGTCAATTCGGACTGCGGCAGGATGCCTGTCTCAGACGCTGGCAGAAAGAACGGAAACCAGTCCGGGTCCGTCTTGGCCCGCTCAAACAGGTCAAAGAACGCGTTACGTCCCTTTGGCGTTCCAATAAATGTAGCTGTGCCTTGGCGGTCAGCCAGCATCGGGCGGATGATAGAGCCAAAGATGCCGGGATACATATCAGCATATTCGTCCAGCGTGGCGTCATCCAGGTAGCCACCGCGCAGGGCATCCGGGTTGTCAGCACCGTAAATCTTGATGCGTTTGCCGCCGATTAGCTCGACATACAGTTCTGATTCGTTTGGCGGCTTGGCCCAGATCGGCTGGCTGTATCGTTTCAGATATTCCCATGCCACGTCCTTGGCCTGCTTCAGGTAAGGCGCGAGATAGGCCGCTCGATAATGGGGCTTGTCGGACACCACCGCATTGCGGATCATGTCATTGATGCAAGCCACCGTCTTACCGCAGCGCCTGTGAGCCACCCCGATGGCAAAACGTTGCGTCCGGTTGTGGAACGGCAGGAACACCCGGCGAGGGGCGTAGGGGATTACTCTGGTTTCAGCCATGTGACCGACAGAGCGCCGCCATCAGGGCCAGAGACTTCCTGTTGCAGCTTGTCGCCAAACTGTTTCGGCAGGAACTTAGACGCAAACCATTTGCGAGCATCAACCTCAATCCGACCAATAGCAGGGTCAAGGCTTCCGTCCCGCATATCCTGAATGGTCTGCTCAAGCTTCTCAATCTGGTCGAGCGCCAAACCTTCAAGCGCCCGCGCGTATTGGTCGCCCGCCGATGCTCTCAGCGCCGTCGTTCTAAACGTAGCGCGGCTAATCCCAGCCTTGTCACAAGCAGCTCTTTCGCTCATACCGCCTTCGACGTAAGACAAGACGGCCTGAACCTTGTCCATGTTACTCACGGCGCATTTGCTCAACGATTTTGTCAAGAGCTGCATTTCCTTCCTTTGTGTCTGGAAGGCCGATCATTCTCAGTGTTGCGGGCCTCAAAATGGTTTGGGCAAACTGTGCCAGCGTCATCTTAAAGCCTTTGGTTTGCGTCTAGGCTTAAGCCGTAGCGGGGCCGTAGAGCGGGATGGATAATGCCTTAAGGGTCTTAGTGGGTCAAGATGCGGTTATTCCGCCATCCATTCGCCAGACAACGCCTTGAAATCAGGCCGGTCCTTAAACGGTTCCCGCCACATAGCAGGCTCAACCCAGCACACTTTGTTATTCGGGAAAGCGCCTATCGTGCCGTCATCCATCTCCATGACGTGCAGGTGCTTGTGCTGCTCGCTCATGTCGGCCAGCGATGAGCCGGTGAAGTCGATTGAAAACCGATACCGAGCACCGCGCCGGTCTGGCAGAATCTGCGCCTTCATGCGGCGATTGAACTCAAACGCGTGAACGCCAAACTCGCTTGAGAAACAGTCCCACGGCTGGACATAGGTGTAATCGACAAGTTCACCCGGAGCGCGGGGCTTGTCGGGTATCTTCCAGCAGAAAGCCTCAATGGGGGCCAGAAACCCCGCCCCGGCTCCATACTCAGTCAGGACGCACTGGAACTGTAAGGACTGGCCTTGAACCACTCTCAGGCCGTGGATAATGCACGGGAGA